AACAGTATGAGATGTTTGTAAAAAACAAAATTAGACGTTTTGCTACAGGTATAGGTTGCAGTTTTGAAACTATTAGTAAAGACTTCTCAGAAACTAACTATTCAAGTTCAAGACTTAGCTTGTTAGAAGACAGGCAGCATTGGAGCTTCTGTCAAAAGTACATGATTAAAAACTTTCATCTAAGAGTTTTTAAGATGTGGATAGAACTTGCAGTATTAACAGGAGAACTAGATTTTCCTGATTATTCTTCAAATTCCATGAGGTATTGCAAACCAAGATGGACTCCACCAGCACAACACTATGTTGATCCTTTGAAGGAAATAAAGGCTTATAGAGAAGCAGAACAAGCTGGATATATTAGTAAAGGTCAAGTAATAGCACAAACTAATGGTGGAGATTATGACGATATTGTGTCAGAAATTGCAAGAGAACAAGAAGTCGCTGAAGGGTTAGGAGTTACATTAGATAAAGATTTAGATTTAGAGGTAGAGATAGGACAGGAAGCACCTCCGACTCCACCACCTACTAGAGCTAAAAAAACACGCAAAAAGAAAGCTGATTAGTTATGGCAAATGTAAACGGAACTGATATAAACCTTATGCCTACTGATGGCATGAGGACTGAAGCTAAAAGATATAGAGAATGGAAAAAAGAAGGAGAAGGTGGTGGTACAGATGTTGCTAGAACAAGAGCAACACAAATATTAAGCGGAAACGAGCTATCAGCAGATACAGTTATTACAATGAACGCATGGTTCGCCCGACACGAATCAGATAAATCAGGGAAAGGCTTCCGTCAGGGGGAAGATGGCTATCCTAGTAATGGTAGAGTAGCTTGGGCTGCTTGGGGCGGTGATGCTGGACAAACTTGGTCTGGTTCAAAGTCTAATTCAATCAAAAAAGCAAGAGAACGCACTATGACTGAAGAAACAAAAACAGAACAAAGAGCCGAGCCTGATGGTTTGAGTGTCGGGGATTTTGTTCGTTGGAACTCTAGTGGAGGTACAGCTAGAGGAAAAATTGATCGTATCACTAGAGATGGATCAATAGATGTACCTGATAGTTCTTTTACTATTACTGGAACAGCAGAAGACCCTGCTGCACTTATTACTTTGTATCGAAATGGGGAGGCTACCGATAGAAAGGTCGGTCACAAATTTTCGACACTTACAAAAATTGCAGCGATTAGAAGTGTTGATGCTGGAGATAGACTTGAACGTAAAGAGGTTACGGACTTCAAAAATGTGAAATCACGCACATTTGAGTTTCCTTTCAGTTCTGAATATCCAGTAAAAAGATATTTTGGTAACGAAGTATTAAGCCATGAAGATGGTGCTGCTGATCTTAGTCGATTGAACGATGGCGGTGCAGTTCTCTTCAATCACAATATGGACAAACCCATAGGGGTAGTGGAGTCTGCCAGAATTGACTCAGAAACCAAACGAGGTTATGCGAAGATTCGTTTCTCAAGAAATAAGTTTGCATCTGAAGTTTTACAAGATGTGTCTGACGGAATACTCAGGGGTATAAGTTTTGGATATAGCATCAATGATATTGATGAGACAGAAGATGGTATGCTTGCTCGGTCATGGTCGGTACACGAATTATCGGTTGTAACTGTTCCGGCTGATCCAACAATCGGCTTCGGAAGGAGCTTGATTTCACCCTCACAAGGCAATAGTATTACTATGGAAGATAACTCCCCCATTGAGGAGATTAATTCTGCGGTTGAATCCGCATCACCCTCGGTTCGCACTATGGAAGAATCAACTAAAGAAACTGCGGTTGATACGGCTAATGAAGCCGTAGAGATCGACATCAAAGCCGAAGTACAACGTGCTATTGATGAAAATAATGCTCGTACAGCATCAATCACTTCTCTATGTCGTGAGTTCGGAAAGTATGGAGCAGAAGAGCTTACTGACTCACTTATTAAATCTAATAAGTCACCAGCAGAAGCCAAAGCAGCTATCCTCGATCTTGTGAAGAACAAGGCAGAGGCCGTAAATACACCAATCCGTTCTACTGACATGAGTACAAATGAAGTTGGCTTAGACCAAAAAGAAGTAAAGAGATTCTCTTTCTTAAGAGCATTAAATGCTTTAGCGAATCCTACAGATCGTCAAGCTCAAGAAGCAGCAGCTTTTGAGAGAGAAGTATCTGAGGAAGCTTCTAAGAGATATGAGAAACCAGCAAATGGAATCTTAGTACCAAACGAAGTTTTAAAAAGAGACTTGAATGTAGGTACAGCAACAGCTGGTGGTAACTTAGTTCCAACAGAATTACTTGCAGGTTCATTTATTGACATTCTTAGAAAGAGAATGGCTGTAATGGCAACAAACCCAACAATGTTGACTGGGCTTAGTGGAAACGTGGCTATCCCCCGGATGACCTCTAGTAGCACCGCTTATTTCGTTGGTGAATCTGGCGCACCTACAGAATCACAACAGGCTTTCGACCAAGTGAACATGACACCTAAGACAGTTGGTGCATTTGTTGATTATTCAAGAAGATTATTGCTTCAGTCGTCTATTGATGTAGAGACAATGATTAGAGACGATATTGCGAAGGTTATTGCTACTAAACTTGATAACGCAGCAATCTATGGTTCTGGTAGTTCTAACGAGCCTCTTGGAATCAAGGACACAACTGGTGTAGGTACACAGACAATCAGTACATTCGGTACTTTTGCTGAGTACATCGGAATGGAAACAGACGTTGCAGCAGCAAACGCTGATGTAGCTAGTATGTTCTATCTAATCAATGCTTCTGCTAGAGGTGCGTTGAAGTCAACAGAAAAAGCTTCAAGCACAGCACAGTTTGTATTTGAGGATAACTCAATAAATGGCTATCCAGCTATTGTTTCTAATCAACTTGCAAACAACGATGTTCTCTTTGGAGACTTCTCACAGTTTGTTATTGGTATGTGGTCTGGCTTAGATCTAACAGTAGATCCTTATGCAAATGCAACTGCTGGTAGCGTAAGAATAATCGCGTTACAAGATGTCGATTTCGGTGTAAAACAGCCGGGTGCATTTTGTTTCGGAACCTAGTCATACCAATAGATTATGAAGGTTAAATTGCTAAGAGCAACAATGATCGCTGGAGTCCCAACGGACTCTGGCTCTATTGTTGATGTTGAACAGCATACTGGTGAATATCTAGTTGCTATTGACAAGGCTGAAGCTTACGTTGAAGCTTGCGAAGCACCTATACCTAGTGCAAAAACACTTGTTAAGGAAGAGCCTATTTCTAAAGACAAAGTTGATTTTGTTCAAATGACGAAAGCACAACTTGAAGTTTACGGAAGACAATTGGGACTTGAACTTGATAAGCGACATAACAAAGCTGATCTAATTGTTGAATTAGAAGAAGCAATCTCAATCATGGAGGAATCTTAAAATGTCTGTTATCCAACAGAACCTAGAGAAGTTAACTGTTGTTGCTGGTGTTGCAACTGCTGCTGTAACAAGCACAGCTACATCAAGTGCAATAGATCTTCTTGAATACGATGGCGATGTAATGCTAATTTTGGATAGTGCTGCTGGTACTGGATCAAGTCCAACTTTAGACATCAAAATTACTGAGTGTGATACTACTGGAGGAACTTACACAGATTTATCTGGTGCTACTTTTACTCAAGTAGTTGATGGTGCTTCAATGCAAACACTTGCAATCAATAAAGACAGTGCAGAACGATTTATAAAAATTGTTCAAACAATTACTGGTTCTACACCTTCTTTCACTTTTAGCGTCAATTTAATTGGTGTTAAAAAGTACGGTTAAATACATAGCCCTCTCTAAGAGGGCTTTTTTTTTCTTATGGCATTTACTGAAGATTTAGATACATATTTTGCTGACTTTTCAGATACTGTTGTTTATAGTGGCACTACTTATAAAGGAATATTAGATCAACCAGACGAAATTGTTGCTGATGATCGTGTTCTAACTACTGACTATCAATTAACAGGTAAAACAAGTGATTTAGGAGCAATCTTATTTGACGCAACATTAACAGTTAATTCAGTAAGTTATAAAGTAAGAAGTGTTAGAAAAATAGATGATGGTAGTTTATGTATAGTTTCTTTGATGAAGGTGTGAAATGGCTAGTAAACGAGAACAAATTTTAGCAGCGATAAAAACAAGTCTTGCTAATACGACAGGTGTAGGAACTCGCATTTATAGAAGTAGAGCCGAGCCAATGGCTAGGGCAGAGTCTCCTAGTTTAGTTCTTGAATTTGTAACAGACGAACCTACTGTTAATAGTGCAACCTATTTAAAAATAGATTGGACATTAAGAGTAAGAATCGTTGTAGTTGTTAGGTCACAAACACCTGATACTTCAGCAGATCCTACCGTTGAAAGTTTACATTCTAAAGTTGTTAATGATCCAACTTTAGGAGGACTAGCAATTGACGTTAGGCCAGCAACAGTAACTTTTGATGTTATTGAAGCAGATCAACCAGCAGGGATAATATCCTGTGAGTATGAAGTAGACTATAGGAGTAGTTATAACGATTTATCAACATGACTTATAATGAAACTGCAACCCTAACAACCCTTATTGTTTAATATGAGTAATGATATCCCAAACGAGGGTGGAACTTACATTCTCAACCCTAAAACTGGCGAGCGAAAGCTAGTTCAACAAACTAAACAAGCTGAACCCCCTACAGAGGTAATTACAGATGGCACAACTGACAAGGAAGAGAGTAATTCTGATTGAAGCGGAAAGCTCATATGGAAGTGACCCTACTCCAGCAGCAACAGATGTTGTTCTCGTAAGAGATTTAAGTATTACACCGCAATCAAGCGATGTGGTTAACAGAGATGTTGTAAGACCTTATTTAGGTGCATCACAACAGCTACTTGCAAACACCAAAGTAGAGTGTACATTTTCGGTGGAACTTGCTGGATCTGGCGCAGCCGGAACTGCTCCTAGATATGGAAGTGCGCTGAAAGCGTGTGGTTTCAGCGAAACTGTTAGTTCAGGAACCAGTGTTACCTACGAACCAATTTCAGCTAGTTTTTCATCTGTAACTATCCACTATAATGTAGATGGTGTAAGGCATATTGTTACTGGTTGTCGAGGGAATTTTAGTCTTAGTGCATCCGTTGGAGAAATTCCTTCAATTGATTTTACTTTTACTGGGATATACAATGCTCCAACTGATACTGCTTTACCAGCCGTAACTTATGGAGCGCAATCAACACCTTTAATATTTAAGAATGGTAATACAACTAGCTTTCAATTATTGTCCTATTCTGGTGCATTGATGAGTTTAACAATGGATGTTGGTAATTCACTTGTATATAGAGAACTTGTTGGTGGTACAAAAGAAGTGTTGTTAACAGATAGAGCAGCTAATGGATCAGTAACAATAGAAGCACCAACAATCGCACAAAAAGATTATTTTGCTGCTGCTTTAGTTGATACAACATTAGGTAACTTGACTGTTACTCATGGTACTGCTGCTGGTAATATCTGTGCATTTAGTAGTACAAAGGTTGATATTGGAGATGTTGCTTACGGAGAAGCTGATGGAGTTACTATGTTAGAGATTCCATACACACTTGTACCAAGTTCGGCCAACGATGAAATGAGCTTAGTTTTTACTTAGTAAGTATTGACTACTAAGGTAGAGTAGAAGAGTATATAGCTTAATTTATGGCATTTGTTAGAAAGAAGACCAAGGTGTATTCTTGGCCTGTTGAGGTTCAAACACCTTCAGAAACTAAAATTGGTGAATTTGACACAACAGTTTTTACTGGTCAATTTATTCGTTTGTCCAGAAAAGAACTTGATGATTTTGATTCAGCAACAGAGTTTGAAGCTTTAAAAAAAGTATTAGTTGGATGGACGGATGTTAATGAGGAAGATGGTACACCTATACAATTTTCAGATAAAGCATTAAAAGAATTTTCAGAAGATATTGATTTTGTTGCTGGAGTTTTGGCAGCATTTAAGAAGTTCTATGCAAATGCACAATCGGGAAACTAATTGATGCTGCCTTATTTTGGGCTTCGGGTGGCAAACAAGTTATAGATGAAACACAACAAGATGCTGCTGCATTTGGTGTAAAAATCGAGAAGCAACAAGAAGAAAAAATAGATTTTGAAGTTTTTCAAGAAAACTGGGATATTGTAAATATGTTTCTTCGTTGCCAAACACAATGGAATATGTCTTTTGGAGGTATAGTAGGGTTAAAATACGAGGTGTTATTGCTTGCTGGAGGACTGTTTGACCTCTATCATGTAGATAATCGCCAAGAAATGCTAGAAGGTTTACAACTTATGGAATCTGTAGCCATGAAAGAAATTAATAAGGAGAAAAAGTAGTGGCTAAGAATGTCAATATTGAAAAAATCATAATAAAAGTTGAGGGTGTTACCAAACTAGGGAAACTTTCTTCTACTTTTGCAAAATTAAATAAGAATATTGGCTTAACTCCAAAAGAATTAAATAAGACAATAAAATCAATAACAGCTTATGACAGAAGAGGTCAACGAAGTGTTAATACGTTTAATAGACAAATAGCAGCATTAAAGCAGCTAAAAGACAATGTTGGTATTGGAGGTGCAGCATATAAAAAACTTGGTGGTGAGATAGATAGGCTAAGAGCTAAAATGGATAATCTTACTAATTCAACCAAAAAACAAAGTGCTTTTCAAAAACTTGGGGCTGGATTTAAAGCAGGTGGTGGTGCTGCTTTAACTGGTGCTGTTGGTAGATTTCTTCCTCCTTCTGCACAAGTGGGAGGTGCAGCAGGTTTTATCAAAGGAGGAGTTCCGGGGGCTATTGCTGGTGGTGCTATTGGTCTTGGGGTGGATGCTGTTGCTGGTGGTGTTAAGTTTGCATCTGAAGCTGCAACATACGCATCAGAAATCAAAAAATTACGAATAGCATTAAAAGGTGTCACGAAAGATCAAGCTACCTTTGATAAAGGTCTTTCTATTATTACCGAAACATCTAAAAAATTAAACGTACCAATAGCTGCATCTACTAAACAGTTCACAACTTTAGCTGCTTCTGTATTAGGTTCTGGTGGAACTATAAAAGACGCAGAAGAAGTTTTCACTGGTGTTTCAAATGCTATTAAAGCAACTGGTGGTAATGCAGAAGACGTACAATCTGCAATTCGAGCAATGTCGCAGATCTTTGGTAAAGGTAAGGTATCGGCAGAAGAATTACAAGGCCAGCTTGGTGAAAGATTGGCCGGTGCTGTTGTGAAATTTGCAGAAGCTAATGGTAGTAGTTTGCAGAAATTACAGAAAGATTTGAGAGATGGAACTGTTGGATTAGATCAAGTTATTAAATTTGCTAAAAAATTAAATATTGACTTTGCAGATACAGCAATAAAAATATCAAATTCATCTGCTGATGCAGGTCAAAGATTAAAACTTCAGATGGATAATTTAAAACTTGCTGTAGGTGAGGCGGTCTTACCTATAGGTGCTGCTTTTCAAACAATGTTTAGTGAGATTGTTGAAGGTATAACTTCAAATCAAGAATCTTTAGATCTTCTAGGAGATACATTTAGATTTATAGGTGGTGCTGCGTTTACTACTGTAGCTGCTGTAAGATTTCTTATAAGAACTTTGGCTGATTTAGTTAAGATTACTTATCAAGTTAGTCAACTTGATTTTGAAGGCGCATTTAAAACAGCAACTAAAGGAATTGAAGATACATCAGCAAACTTCGTAAAAGATATGGATACAATCTTTAACAAGATAGATATATTTAGTACAAAACAAGGAAAACCTAAAATAAATAAAATTTCTGCTAGTCAATTTGACAATAGAAGAACAGTTACAGGAGGAGGGTTAGCTACCTTAACAGGAGATATAGATGGTAAAGAAAAAGAAAAACTTGAGAAGATAAATTTAGGTTTACAAAGAGGAATATTATTAAAGCAAACAGAAGATGAAACTGATAGAAAGATACTTGAACGTAAATATAAATTTATTGATGCTATAAAAGAAGCAAAAGGAATAGATGATGAAGCAGCACAAGCAGATAGAATAGCGTTAGAGACTAAAGATTTTATAATAGATAAACAAAATATTTTAAATGATGCTTTAGAAAAAGGAAAAGAAAAAGCTTTTAGTTTTAAGGATGAGTTTAAAAAGATTGCAGATTCTGCACAAGATTTAAATAGTAGAGTTGGAGAAATTGCTATAAATTCAGTTAACAAATTGGGAGATAGTTTTGTAGAACTTGCGATGACAGGTAAAGCTAGTTTTGGAGATTTGGCAAGATCAATATTAGCTGATTTACAAAGAATGATATTAAAAGCATTATTTTTTAAATCTATATCAAATTTTTTACCTTCTGGTTTAAGTAAGTTTTTACCGTTTGCAAAAGGCGGTGTAGTTAAAGATGGAGAAGTTGTTGAGAATGCTATGGGTAATGTGTTTGCTAAAAATAAAGTTGTTCCTTATGCAATGGGTGGAACAATAGTACGAAAACCATCAGTATTTCCAATGGCAAATGGAGGTGTAGGTTTAATGGCAGAAGCTGGTTATCCAGAAGCTATCATGCCATTGAAGCGTGGTTCTGACGGAAAGCTAGGAGTTCATGCATCTGGTGGCGGTATTGGTAATATAGTTGTAAATGTTGATGCTTCTGGCAGCTCTGTTCAAGGGAATCAAGATGCTGGTAAAGAACTTGGAAGGGTTATTTCAGCATCAATTCAGTCAGAATTAATTAGACAAAAAAGACCGGGAGGTTTATTAGCATAATGGCAACTTTTCCAAGTATTGAACCTAGTTTTAGTGCTATGAAACAAGAAGCACCAAAGCAACGTGTAGTAGCGATGGGAGATGGATATGAGCAAAGAGTGACTTTTGGCTTACAACAAAATCCAATGAGCTTTGATCTTAAATTTACAAATATAACTGATGTAGAAGCACAAACAATACAAGCTTTTTTAAACAGTAGAGCCAAAGATAATTCTAGTTTTGATTTCACACCACCAAAGGAAGGCTTTACTAAAACTGGTACTTTTGGAAAGTCTGGTCAAGTTGTAACAGTTACAATAGCGTCAAAACATGGCTTGGCGATTGGAGATGTTATTACTTGTACCTTTACTGGAGGCAATCCAGCTAACGGAGCTTATACAGTTGTAAGCGATACAAGCGATGAAATTTTTACGTTAAAAGCAGCAACAGGAACGGCTGATGTAGGTGCTGGTACAGCTATATCTATTACAAAATCAGGACAAGGAAAATATGTTTGTGAATCTTGGTCTACTGATATTGATCTTCCTACAAGAAATTCTATATCAGCTACATTTAGACAAGTATTTGAACCTTAATGACCACAGTTCCATTTACCGATCTTCAATCTATTAATCCCTCTGCAATTATTGAATTGTATGAGATTGCTTTAGATGCCACTTTACATGGTTCGTCAGATGTCTTGCGTTTTCATAATGGAACACAATTAGTAAGTAATGGAAATATAAAATTTGCAACTAACACTTACACCAAGTTTCCTATTGAATGTAAAGGTTTTGAATATACATCTGGAGGTCAATTTCCAAGACCTACTATTACTGTTAGTAATGCAAGTGGTTTTATAACTGCTACTTTGGCAACGATAACAACAGTAGGAAAAGACTTGGTTGGAGCAAAATTCACAAGGATAAGAACACTTGCAAAATTTTTAGATGATGATAACTTTCCAAGTAGTGTTAATCCTTTTGGTACAGCATCTCCTACAACAAAATTTCCCGATGAAATATATTTTATTGATAGAAAGATGACAGAAAATAGAGAAGCTGTACAATGGGAGGCAGCAAGTGCTTTAGACTTAACAAATGTAAAAATTCCAAAAAGAATTACAGGGGTAGAATTATTCCCTTCAATAGGTAAATATGTAGGATGACTTGGAAAGAAGAAGCGTTAGAACACGCAAAAAAAGAATCACCTTTTGAATCTTGCGGTTTGCTAATAGTTTTTGAAGGTAAAGAAAAATATTGTCCATGCAAAAACTTAGCAGAAGATAAAACCGATCAATTTATAATTGATCCTGAAGACTGGATTCATTATGAAGATCAAGGAGAAATTTTAGCAGTAATTCATAGCCATCCTTTTGATACTTGTTTTCCAAGTCAAGCAGATTTAGCTTCTTGTGAATATTTAAATTATCCTTTCTATATAATTGGACTTGTTGATAACTTATGGCATAAATTTGAGCCTAGTGGTTATCAATCACCTTTGTTGGGTCGTACATGGGTATGGGGTTCTCAAGATTGTGTTTCTCTTTGTTATACATGGTATAAAGAAAATAGAAATATTATTTTAAGAGATTGGGCAAGACCTAGATCTATAAAAGAATTTTATAAAAACATGAACTTTGGTAATTTAATAGAACAAACAGGATTTAAAAAACTTGAAAAAAATCAACCCTCAGAGATAGGAGATGTAATATTATTTGGTGAACATAATGGTGAACAGACTCACATAGGTTTATATATTGGAAATCAAACAATGCTTCATCATCAGATAAGAAAATTGAGTTGCAGGGAATTTTATGGTAAAAATTGGTTAGAATTAACTTTAGATAGGTATAGGTATGCGTAACAAAATTACCATATATGGGGATCTAGCAAAAATTGTAGGAGATAGAGTGTTTCATGCCAATATTAATAGTGTTATAGATAGTTATAGATTTTTAAAATGTAATTTTCCTATATTGCAGAGCTATATGCTTGAAAAAAATTACGTTGTTAAAGTAGGTGATAGAAATATTGATGAAACTGAATTATTTTATCCTGTAGGAGATGATGATATAAAAATCGTACCAGTTGCAACAGGGTCAGGTAAACCCGGTAAAATTATAGGAGGTGCTTTTTTAATAGGTGCTTCTTTTCTTTTTCCCGGTGCTGGTTTGTTTGGTTATCAAGCGTTAGGGGCTACAGGAACAGCAGGTCTAGCTGGGGCGGGTATCGGGACAGCTATTGGTACAGGTTTATCTTATGTCGGTGCTTCAATGGTTTTGGGTGGTATACATCAAATGATTACACCCACACCACCTGATTTTCAAACAGATGTGGGTGGTGGTGCCAATTCTAATGCTGGTAAAAGCATGACTTTTAATGGGGTTGTTAACTCTAGTGCTTCTGGAGTTGGGATTCCAATATGCTACGGAGAAGTATTTACTGGATCGGTGGTTGTTTCTGCTGGTATAGATACCACTCAAAAAGTAGGAAAAGCAAAACTAAAAGGTACGGCATAATATGGCAGGTCTTAATAAATTAATTGGTGGGTTAGACGGAACTATAAGTTTTGAAAGTGATGCCGTTGAGTTTAAGAAAAAAACTGGAGTAAAACTAATAAGTCAATCTTTTATGAAATTGATTGATGTTATATCAGAAGGTGAAATAGAAGGATTTCCAACTCCATTAAAATTAGGAATTGAAAGACATACCTTAAACTATAAGATTGCTTGTCTAGCAGATGTATTTCTAGGAAAGACACCTATTTTAAAAAGCCCTACAGTTCCTAGTATTCAACAAATTATTGATAATTATGCAGAATTACAAACTATAACTGGAAGTGGTAAAAAGAAAAAAGCACAAAAAACTGAGTTAAGTAACACTACACTTGAAGCGTTTAATTTTTCAGATATTGTTGCAGATTTTCAATTTGGCTCTGCTGAAACTGATGATGATGGCAAAATTGTCAATAAATTTGAGGCAAACTGGTCATCTAGTTCTGCTTCTAGTGGTGATACACAAGGTGTTGTTACTATTACCAACAATCAAACTTCTACTTGTGTTCCACAAATATCAAAAGGAGACAGCATAAAATTAAACTTCATAACAAAAACTCAGACTCCAAGTGCAGTTAACTTAACTAAGAAATTTGCAACTTATGAATCTGCTTTGGTTAATGATGATGGAGAATCAATAGTAACAGTAACTACTCTTAGTGGAGCAGGAGGCAGCCCTGCTGCTCATGGTTTTACTGCTGACCAAGAAGTATATATAAATTTCACTTCTGGAGCGTTAAATTCACCAACTGATAAAGATGGCAGATATAAAGTTAAATTAATTAGTGATAACGATAATGCTTTTGAATTAGTCGTAGGGGGAGCAAGTATTTTTGTTGGAGATAATCCTACGCAGACAGCAACGGTAAGTGCAGATACTAATGATGGATTTTATAAAGTTATAGAATCCGACCATAAAAACGAGTTTAAGGTAAGGTTTTTAGATGCTATTGGTGAGAACAAAACTTTGGTTAGTGATACTGGAACAGTTGCAGTAGAAAAAATAGCTAACGTTCCATTTACAGGGGTGGAAGATACAGAGCTAAATCTAGATTTTGCTAATTATGGAACAATCGTAACCAAAAATGTTCCTCAAAGTTTTACGATACAAAAAAGTCCATTAACAGAAGAAGTTATCGCAAATAATCCAGAGAGTCCCGGTTTTGACAGGTTAAAAGTAACATTAAATTGGAACTCACATTTTAAAGTTGGTAGTGGTGGTGTAGGCAAAACATTAACAAAATATAGAATATCAATTATTGATGCCAACAATGTGGAATATGATTATGTTGAAGGCGATAATGTATTTTTAACAAAAGGTGAAAAAAGCAATAACAACGCAGACGATGAACCCTCAATTATTGTACTAAATGGTAAAACACAAAAACCATTCAAAAGAGATCATGTAATTGACTTTGAAAATTTATTTTTAGAAGTTGGTAATAATGACACTACAGTATCACCAGCTTTTCCAATAACAGTAAAAGTCGAAAGAACAAATGGTTCAACTAACAAAAGAGCATTTAGTGTTAGTAAAATATCAAAACTGTTTGATAAGAAACAAAAATTTAGTAATTTAGCAGTAGCAGCTTTACGTTTTAATGGTCTGTCTTTCAGCAGCGTACCATCCCGAATGTACAGGGTTCGTGGTATACGTGTACGAATACCTGATACTAATGGTGGTCTAAAGCCTACTGTTGATATTAATAACGGAAGAATTGTTTATCCAAGTGGCTACAATTTTGCTGGTGATTTAACAAACAAATGTGTTTGGACAACAGATCCAGCTTGGATTTTGCTTGACATTATAACTTCTAAAAGATATGGAATTGGAGATCATATATCTTTAAGTCAAATTGATCTTTTTTCTTTGTATGAAATTAGTAAATACTGCTCAGAATTAGTACCTGTAGGAAAAGATGGGGCGGAGGGTGAAATGGAACCACGTTTCAGTCTTTCCACAACAATAAGAAACAGACAAGATGCTTTTAAAGTTATTGCTGATATTACAAGTGTATTTAGAGGGTTTGGTTTTTGGAGTGCAGGGTCATTAAGTTTTAGTCAAGATAGAGGGGATCTAAGTTCTGAATATTTATTCAATTTAAGTAACGTAACAGTAGAAGGGTTTTCTTATTCAGGTACGAGTTTAAAAACAAGAGCAAATATAGTTACAGCTAGTTATTTTGATAATGAAACTAAACAAAGAGCGTATGTAACAGTGAAAGATGATAACCCAAATGTAGGATCTGGGTTAGAAACATATAAAAATTTTGGAGAAGTTCATAAAAAAGTATCTGCTTTTGGCTGCACCTCAAAGAGTCAAGCAAGAAGAATAGCAAACTTTATCCTTTATGAAAGTAATAGGAACATAGAAACAATTTCATTTTCTGCTGGTTTAGCTGCTGGAGTAATTGTTAGACCCGGGATGATAATTAGTGTTGCTGATCCTTTGAGGTCGGGTTTAAGAAGAGGAGGTAGATTATCTGTTACTGATCTAATTAGTGGTGATGTAAAAAACAAAGTAAAACTTGATAATGTTGATGATACAGATATACCTAGCTCTGGAAAAATTAGTATTATGATTACCACTCCAAATGCTGAGACTGGTATTGAAGAGGCTACTTTAGAAACTAAAGATTATACAACTGTTGTTGGTAATGAGATAACAACAACTTCAAATTTCACGACAAAACCATTACCAAATGCAGAATATTTAATAACGAACTCAACAGTAGCTGCAACAACTTGGAGAGTTTTGACAGTTTCAGAAGATGTTGATGTTTATGCAATTACAGCTATTAGTTATGATCCTAATAAATATGACTTTGTTGAAAATCCTACAGATGGGGTTCCAGATCCTGAACCAGTAACAATTTTAAATAAAGAAATAGCAGCACCTACAGGATTAGAATTAACTGAGGAATATTATGTAGAATCAGGTAAAGTAAAAAACAAACTTATTATCGAGTGGAATCAAACTGAAGGTGCAAAAGATTATGTACTTCAAATTTCATCACCTTCACAACCTGATTTTGAGGTGTTTACCGATGAAACAAATCACACAATTTTTGATGCTGAATTAGGTTTATACGAAATATCGATTTCATCAAGAAATACTGGCAATTTAATAACAGCAGGGGCAACAGAAGCAGAAAAAGAAATCGTTGGCAAGCAAACACCTCCAGAAGACTTGGTGGGGGTAACTGTTCAACCTGTTGATAAAAACTTTGTAAAATTAAATTGGGACAAACCAGAAGATGCGACTGTTAAGAATGGTGGTTTTATATTTATAAAACATACAAATTTAACAAGTGGCGGAAGTTTTCAAAACTCAAGTCCAATATTGGAATGTGCTGGAAATTCATCAGAAGCAATAGTGCCAAAACTTGCTGGTACTTATATTGCAAAAACAAGAGATATTAATGGCACTTTTTCTAATGGTGAGCAAACAGTTCAATTTACGTTAGATGATTCTGAGGCTGATGATGAAGATACAATTACAAATATAAATGAAGATGGAGCTAGTTTTGCTGGTACTCGAACAGGAGTTGCAGTAAGTCCTGATGGTAATGGCATTGAACTGATATTAGCTGGTGATGGGATATTTGATGATATAACAGACTTTGATTCATTATCTCCAAATTTAGATCAAATCGGAGATACTATTTCAACTACTGGGACGTATGAATTTAGCACTGTTGGAGATCTTTCTGCTAATAATGTGATGCCTACGCACTTTGTTAAAAACATTGCTGCGACTACATTTTTAAAAAATACAGAAATAGATGCTAGAAATGAAATAGATTTATTCTCTGATATTGATGGTACGAAGGTAGACGAACCAAGAGTGGATTTATTTGTTGCTACTACAAATGATGACCCTAGTTCTGGTAGTCCTACATTTACTGCATTTGAAAAATTCAGTAATGCTACGTTTAAAGGAAGAGGATATAAATTTAAAGCTGTATTTACATCAACAAAACCTGATGAAAATATAAAAGTCACTACATTAAGAGCTACAGGATCTCTTTCACAAAGAACAGAGACACAAAGAGAGGGAACTTGTGTTCATACTGTAAATGGAAATTTTGTTTCTAGTGCAAGTGCTGGAACAATAACCGTAACTCCAACTGGATTATCAGACATTACTGGGGCAATAGTTGGAACGGATATTTTAAACGGAGATACAGTAAATTTAACTTTTTCAACAACTTCTTTAACTGGTTCTTATACCGCACCCGGAGGAATAACGACTATTACTATTACTATTCTTAATCATGGTATTTCTGCTGGTGACACAGTAGTTCTTGATTTTACAACTGGTTCTGCTACTGATGGTACATATACTGTTACTTCTACAACTACACACAGAGTTTATGTAACTTCTGCAACTTCACTAGATACATCTGGGGATGTAACTTTAACTGTAGCTAAACCTGATGATGGTATATATACAGTGGCTTCAGTAAGTGGCACTACAAGTTTTACTGTTAATGATGCGGATGCACCTACTGTAACAAAAAATGATGGTGCTATAGGAACATTACCGTCTGCTAATCAGACGTGTGTAACTAAGAAAACAATGATTCCTGATAATTCAGGATTTATTAGAAGTGGTGCTTTTGGTGTTACTTGTACTTTTGCAAAAAGATTTAAAACACCACCTACAGTAAATGTATTTTTAGGTGAAGCAAGTGCAAAAGATTTGTTTTTTCAACCTGTAGCTGTAACAGAAACAGAATTTACAATACGTTTTGGTGATGCAGGTGCAAGTAATTTATTAAAAAGTTTATTATTTTCATATACTGCAACAGGTTTCGGAAAAGGTGATACATCATAGGCATATCTTCTTTTTTACTGTAAACTTAAATTATTAAATAAAACCTAATGGCTAGAGTTGACGATACAGGAGGAAACGGCTACATAGTAGATAACAATGTAGGGAGTGTGTTTCGCACGAAGATAAATTCTGCTTTTGCTGCAACAAATTCACTTAACTCAGGATCAGGCGATCCATCAATAACAACCGCATATCAACCACATATAGATACATCTAGCAATTTACTCAAAATTAGAAATGGTGCTAATAATGGTTTTGTTACTTTAGGGAATATTTCACAAGAAAATTTAGGTTTAATACCTAAGTTATCTGGTGCGACTTCAGCAAGATCAGGTTCTCCAACTAACGGAGATTTTAGATATAACACAGATTTTAATAGTTTTGAAGGATATTTTGGTAGTGCATGGGCTACATTAGGAAACAAACCAGCTTTTGCTGCAAGACCTAGTGCTGTACAAGCAATTGCTAATACAACCTTTACTCTCGTCAGCAATAATACAGAGATATTTGATAGTGGTGGAGCGTATAACAACTCAACTTATAAATTTACTGTTCCGACAAATGGTGCAGGGAAATATGTTATTGGAGGTCAGGTTTCTTTAGATGATTTACAGGATGCTGATGCGATCCAAATGTCATTTTATTTAAACGATGCACAGCAAACTTCGTATGCAAAAGTCTCAAGAGCTTTCTGTCCCGGTGCAGATTTAATTACAACTGTTCATGCACAGGTTATTTTAGATTTAGCTGCTGGTAATACTGTCGCACAGTATGTTGAACATAATGAAGGTAACAACCAAAATACAGTTACTAATGAGACTTGGTTTTATGGTTTTAAATTATCAGGGGTAAGCTAAATGCCAGAACATGATTATATCGTAAATAATGGAACAGGAAATGTTGTGAGGCAAGACATCAATAATGCTCTTGCTGCAATAGCTTCCAATAATTCAAAGGCTACAGATTTAACTACAAATTATGCTTATCAATGGTATGCCGATACAGGGGATAATACATTAAAAATAAGAAATGCAGCTAATAATGCTTACATAAATGTATCTATAACAGGAGGAATAGAAACAGAAAATTTTGGTTTAGCACCACTGTCAGGAGGGACATTTACAGGTGATGTTACTTTTACAAGTAATGTAATACTTGATAATCAAGCTGACATAAGATTTGAGGAAGCAACTGCTAATGGTTCAAATTTCATTGCATTACAAGCCCCAGCATCAATAGCTTCAGATATTACCCTCACGTTACCAGCAGTAGCACCAACAGCAGGTCAAGCCTTACTAGCTGATTCTTCTACTCCAACTACTTTAACTTGGGGTTCTGCTGCTGGCGTAGGCGGTGCAACAGGTATAGATTTTAATGATGATGTAGCAATTAGATTTGGTACAGGAAATGATATTTCTTTAGATTTTGATTCTGGTACTAATGCTTTTAATTTGGTTTGTAGTAATGCCGCCAGTATTTTACTTGATTCTGATGATGATATAACTCTTAGATGTGACGATAATATTTTATTTCAAACCGATGGTACAACAACACAGGCTTTCTTTAGTAGTGCTGGATTAGAACTTGTTGATGATAATTCAGGTCAAGGTTCAAATGGTACTACAACAAATGTTATAAACTTCCGTGATACAGATACTTCCACAAGTACAGATCAAGTTATTGGAAGAATAGATTTTGAGGGCTCTGATACTTCTTCAGGGGCTGCTGGTGTAGTAGCAAGAATACAGGGTCAGAGTCAATCAATATTAGGTGGTGGAGAAATAATGTTCAAAGCTGCCAACACTCAGAGCACAAGTCTTGTGGATTCTTTAATTATAAGAGATGATAATATTATTTCATATGTAGACTTCATTATTAGTACTGGTAAGAGTCTTGAAGGAGTCGGAGTTGGTACTGCTGTTTGTATATTAAGAGAACGAGCAGCACACGCTGTTAACGGTGGTGACTTTACAAATAATCAAGATCAAGTAAGAGTTTTAAATACAGAAGAACATGATGGAGAAAGTTTTTGTAGTTTAAATACAGGCACAGGTGAATTTGATTTGCCAGCAGGGACATTTTTAGTTTATTTTCAGGCTCAAGCTTTTGATGTCAATAATCATAGAGCAAAAATCACAACTGATGGAGGCACTGATCTGATTTTTGGGTCAAATGCAAGGGCTGCTGCTGCTGACTCTGGAATGAACATTTCTAATGGTTGGGGAGTTTTTACTGCTGGTTCTGCGGACAGTTATTTCTTAAAACATAGATGTCAAACTACAAAAACTGTCACTGGTTTAGGTCAAGATATGAATTTTGTTAATGACGCTGGCACTGAAGAAGTTGAATTTTATTCTCAAGTTATTATTTTTAGGATGACATCGTAATGACAATTAACGCAGAAGTACACATTCATTTAGCAATCGAGCAATTAGGTTTAAACAAACCTACAAACCCATATGTTTTGAATGTTGATACGCATAGTATTGAGAAATGGTATGACAGAAACGAAGATACAAAACCTACTGATGAACAGATAAATGCAGCTTGGGAAAGTTGGAAAACTGCAAATGGTTCGTTAGCTTTAGTTGAACTACGTTTTCAAAGAAATTTAAAGTTAAAAGAAACTGATTGGATGTCAAGTTCTGACAGAACTATGACTGACGCACAAAAAACTTACAGGCAAGCATTAAGAGATTTACCAGCAAGCCAAACTCCAACAGATGTTCAATTATCAAATATCACTTGGCCTACTGAACCGACTTAATGCCACAACACTCAGGAAATATATCAAATGGAACTGGTAGTGTCGTTAGAACAGACATTAACAATGCTCTCGCTGCAATAAACTCTAACAATTCAGGAGCTTCAGATCCATCTACCATGTATGCCTATCAATTTTATGCTGATACAGGAGATAACACATTAAAGATTAGAAACGCTGCTAATAATGCCTATATAAATCTTTCGGTAGTTGGAGGTATTGGATTAGAAAATTTTGGTTTAGCTCCGTTAACAGGTGCAACCTTTACAGGTGATGTGATACTAGGAAACCAATCGGATTTAAAACTAAGAGAGGCAACTGCAAACGGATCAAACTTCATAGCACTTCAAGCCCCTGCTGCTATTACTTCTGACGTAACTTTGACATTACCAGCAGTAGCACCTACCGCAAATCAGGTATTAACAGCAGATGCAAGCACACCAACTACGTTAACTTGGGCAACTCCTACAGTTCAGGCTACAGGTGCAACCTTTACAGGTGATGTTGTACTGGATAATCAGGTTGACTTACGGTTTGAGGAAGCGACAGCAAATGGATCTAATTTTATTGCTTTGCAAGCACCGGCAGCGATAACATCCGATGTAACTCTTACACTACCAGCAGTTGCTCCTACAGCAGGGCAAGTTTTACAAGCTGATAGTTCTACCCCGACAACTCTTACATGGGGTTCAGCGTCTGGAGTAGGTGGTGCGACAGGTGTAGATTTTAATGATGATATAGCAATAAGGTTTGGAGGTAGTAATGATGGAGTCATTCAATATGTTTCTTCTACAGATGCGTTTACTATATCAACTGCCGATGGAGCAGATATAAAACTTGATTCAGATGACGATCTGACCATTGAATGTGACGATGATATGAATTTAATCTCAGGTGATGGAATTGCCTTAAAGCATGGAACATCCTCTAGTAGTGAACTTATGATCATGTGCAATGATGATTCCAGTGTTGATCTATATTTTAATGGTAGTAAAAAGTTGGAAACTGTAACTGGTGGCATAGCAGTTACTGGTTCTGTAACTGCATCTACTCCAGTAGCTTGGTATGGAGAGCAAGATACTCAACATAATGTTAGTAATAATACTTGGACGAACCTTGCAAATTTAGGAAACAATCCTGTTACTACAACTGGTTGGAGTGAATCTACTGGAGTATTTACAGTTCCTACAGGTCAAGCTGGTGCTTATATGTTAACAGGTGGGTTTGGTATAGATGACGTTCAAACTTTAGATGTAATTTTTGGAGGTTTTTCTGTAAATGATGCAGCTCCTACTGTTTACGTCAGAGTTAGACAGTATGGTGGAGCATCCAACCAAATAAAAGGAGGAACTGTAAGTGGTATAAAATATTTAAATGATGGTGATACTGTAAGTCTGCAACTTAGACATAACGAAGGGAGTACTGAGCCAACAGAACCACCGTATTGTTGGTTTGGAGGACACCGTATTTGATGCCACAGTTATCATCAAAGGTAACTGTTCATCTTGTTAAGAACGGTAAATCATTATCAGAAACAAAAAAGATATTAAATGACTACAGACTTGTAATGCTGTTAGATCAGGGACAAGGTGCAATTATAAAAGATTGGAACGTACCAGATGTTGTCAGGCCGACTGAAAAAGAATTAGAAAGTTACAGAGAAGAAGCTGAAGCTCTTGAATATAACCACAGAATTAATAGAGATAGAAAACGTCAATATAAAACTATAGAAGAACAGTTAGATTTAATTTATAAGGATATGATGAATGGTACGTTTGATAAAAATGGTGAATGGGCAAGACATATAAATGAAGTAAAAACTAATAATCCTAAACTTTAAACTTTTGCTATGTTATCTGTAGAAGTAGGAATATGCAGTAATGGATCACAGTCTGTTTCTACTTCTAATCTTTGTTAAGTAACCTGCGGTTAGATATATAGGTGTAAGTGACGTTATTGTTGTTATTGCTAAGATATAAATACAAGCATATATAATCTTTTTCATGCTAAATAAAATTTGTCAGGTTCTTTCAATTCTCTCATTTTTGAGTGTTGTAACAATAGGAGTAGGAGGATTTGTTGGTTATCGTTACTTAAAAAGTCCAGAATTTGAAAGGACATTAAAAAATAAAATTATGGGCGATTTACAAAAAGCAATGCCAAAGGCTATCGAAAAAGCAATACCAAAAACTACAGGAATATCATTACCAATAAAATTATGAACTGTTGGCATTGTCATACTGAATTAATTTGGGGTGGAGATCACAGCATGGATGGAGAAGATTATCCAACAACATCTACTGAATACAGTATGGTAACTAATTTGTCTTGTCCTAACTGTCAGTCTTTTGTAGAAGTATATAAACCAAGAGATGCCTACGATTAATGATTTTTGGGTTTTTAAAAAAATTAGTTAAATATTACGTTGATAAATTAATTCATTGGATGCGAATGAAAAAATTTAATTTAGAACTTGATAATGACATAAAAAAGTATCATCAACAATTAGATAAAAATATAAAGAAACCAAAGATTATAGAAACTGGTAAGTTTGGAGAAGATGGGTGGTCTATTTCTATTGGAGAGGTAGAAGATGGAGATACCTGAGATAAAAGTACCAAAGATTGATGTTCCATTAATTAATAACAATATAAATAATCCTTTTCAAGTATTAAACGTACCAATGCCATCTTTGATGATGCCCGGTTGTGTACGTTATCACAGAGATGCTAGTCCAAAAAATACTGCATTATATGATGATGACCCTACTGGTACTGTAGTCAGTTGTCCTTATGGTTCAATGCCATCATTTGAACCTCTGTTATATGACAGAAGAAAAATTGAAATAGTTGAGACTAAAGAAGAAGAAAATAAAACAGCAGAGAATGAAACAATAAAACCTGAAACCAAGAAAACTGATATACCAAAGAAGAAAGAAGAAGATGTATTTATAGAATGTCCAAATTCAAAGACTCAGAGAGTTGGAGATTTTCGTAACGAAAAACGATTGGAACGTGTAAAAGGCCATGAATTAAGTGAAGATGGGACTAGATGTATAACTCTCTATGAAGACGTACCGTTCAAGGATCAGTACATTCCAGAAGTTTCTACTATTGTATCTACTGCTGTTATTGGCTTGGTCGCTGCCAGTAGTCCACTTCTTCTTAATATCATCAAACCGCTAGTAAAAAATATCGTTAAAAAGCTGAAAAAGAAGAAAGATAAGGTACAATAAATAGGCAAAGCAACTCTTAATCAAGCTCCAAGCCAATAGTTAAGGGCGAGCTTTTGCTTTTTTAGACAAGTAACTACTCGTAGCTTGTCTATTTAAAAATTTTCAAATGTAGTTACTATATAAATAGAAGTAGAAGATTCTTAA